CCCGGTCGCTGGTGGGCCCGAACAAGCCCGCCATGAACTCACCTGCATGGGTGCCATGCGTTGATGAAGAGGCAGGCTTAGGCAGTGCGGCCGCAATGCGCAGGCCGTCCAAGTCGATGCCCACCGCGTCGCACGCGTCGGCCAGGGTCCAGCGGGTGGACGGGTTCCACACCTCCATCTGCACGCGCCACACACCTGCAGCCCGCGGCTTGGTGTTGCTGCCGATAGGCAGCCGCACGTACCGGACCTTGTTGTTGCCGCTGCGATCGCTGGCCATCCAGCCTCGGGCAGCCAAGGCAGACATCACCCGATCAACGAGGGGCGCGTCAGCGCAGTCGGGGTCGTCAGGGTCCAAGAAGATCCCTACTTGGTGCTTGCCGGCTGACGTCTGGATGCAGTAGCTGAAGCCCTTGAGGGCCTCGATGCGCACATCGTCCAGCACCAGCACGGCCAGGCGCACGAAGGCGTCACCGCGTCTGACGATCTCGCCATCCTCGGTAGCACGCAGGATGGACGTGCAGAAATAGGTGTTCTCCCTCTCGGCTGTATCGATGACGGCCGCTTGGGCTGGGAGCCCTTTGTAGGCCCGGCCTGACCAGACGTCGGGCGGCGCATTGCCGGGGTCGGCGCGGAAGGTACACACCCACCCATACGTACCTGCCGCAAGTAGGCCGTAAACCTCGGCCAGGAAGTCACTGTTTTGCATGGCCTGCTCCTGGACCATGCTCAGACCTCAACTGCGATGAGCTCCTCAATCGTGATGGTCACGCCGCGTTCGCGTGCCATCTGCACCAGCTCCGGCCAGTGCTTCTGCGGAATCTGGCCACCAGTCCCATCGGGCCGCGGCTGGCACCAGCGGCTCAGCGTGGACTTGTCCAGCTTCAGGCGGTGGGCCACGTCGCCCTTGCCTCCAAGGCGCTCAATGACGCTGAAGGCGGGGTCCAGGGTGTGTACGGTCGGTATTGGCATCTTCACTCCATGTTGTGGGTTGAGCAATCTCAACGCTGATTCTGCCTTGCGTTTGACTCAACATGGCGTGGATGTCACGATGGCGGGTCTTTGAGAGGGCCCCACAATCATGAACACGCAATGGTTCCGCGAACGAATGGCGGATCGCAAACTGTCACAAAGGGGGCTGGCGAAGATGATGGAAATCGATCCTGCGGCTGCGTCGCTGATGATGCGAGGCAAGCGCCGCATGACGCCCCATGAGGCGCACCAGATCTCGGTCATTCTCGGCACGCCCCTGAACGAGGTACTGCGACAGGCTGGCATTGAAGTCACAGAGGACGTGCATCGCTGCCCCGTGGCCGCGCACGTCAACGAGGCTGGCATCGTGACGACGATGCCCCCAGGCACGCATGACGCGGTGATGGGCCCGGCCGACTGCCCTGTGGGCACCTACGCTGTGCAGGTGCGCTCGCACGCGTCCATCAAGGACGGGTGGCTGCTGTTTGTCACGCCGGCCCAAGCGCCAGCCTCAGCCAACGCCGACCAGCTGTGCCTGGTGGCCACCGCAGACGGCAAGCAGGTGCTGGCAGTGGTGCGCCGCGGCTACCGACGCGAGACGCACAACCTGGTGCTGTGGCCCTCCATGGACATCGTGTCAGACGCGCAGATTGCCTGGACCTCGACGGTTCTTTGGATCAAGCCGCTCTACTGAGGCCATGAAGCAGGGCTGAATGCCCCTGCTTTTTTGTCGGGCTTGTGATGTGATTGTCTCAACGTGGAGATATGATCACTCCACCGCAACCCGAACCAGGAACCCGAACATGGACCTCAGCATCAACCCCCCGAAGATCGTCAACAGCCGCGTCATTGGCCACGCACCTGCTCACGGTGCCCTGCGCGCTTGGGATGAGCTGTTTGCTGACGGCACCGTCAAGTCCTTTGAGGAGTTCCACCACGTCGTCGTGCTTGCCACGTTTGGCCCCATGGGCACCGTCGGTGTTCGCCAAACCGCCTGACCCCAGCGGCAAGCCCTCTGGGGTTTGCCAGTGGGGCCAGTTGGCACCAGGAGCCCGAACATGAACGACACCACGCGCCGCTTTCCGCGCACCTTGCGCGAAGCCTTCCCCCGCGACAGGCAGTGGGCCTACGCGATTGAGCACACCAAGCCCCCCATGGGCGTGCTCGAGGCTGTGATCGCGTGGCTGTCGATCACTGGCATGGCCGTCCTGATCGCCTGGGCGGTGGTGGCATGAGAACCCAACCCGAAGCCGCTCGCGTTGAACGCGGCCCCATTACAGAAGTTGCGCGCTTCGCCTTGGGAATGGCTGCGCTGTTGGAACGGCAAGGCTTCACCGTAGCAGCCGCCGAACTGCGCCGCCTTCATGCCCAGATTGCCGCTTGCGAACCTTATCTCAAGGAAGGTGAGACGCCTGCCGAGCGCATTGAGCGCGACCACCGCGACAGCCTTGCGTTGATGACGCTACTGGCCCGAGAGAAGACAAAAAACGAGGCGATGCTGGAGGCGTTGAAACAAATCGAACCCATCCTCGCCAGGATGTACGGGCCACAGGCAGCAGAGTTGCCTCCGATGCAGATCGTTCGCGCCGCCATCGCCAAAGCGGAGGCCGCATGAAGCACTGCCACGGCCCCTGCCAGCAAGGCCGCAAGCCCTGCCCCACGCCTGACGCGTGCGAGCTGGACGAAGACGAAGAAGACCGGCTGGCACTGGCGACGGTGATCGTCGCGGTGGCCACGGTGATCATCGTTCTCACGGCTGTGTTTGCGTGAAGTGCCCGACATGCACTGCGCGCTCCGAGGTCATCGACAAGAACGGCCCGCGGCGCAGACGCGAATGCGCCAACGGCCACCGCTTCAGCACGCTGGAGACGGTGGTGGATGGACGACGGCAGAAGGCCGACGCACCAGCACCTGTCCCGCCTGGTGGCCTTTTGGCTGCGGTGTGGCACTCACCCCTTCCCAACAGCGACGACAGCTGATTGACCAGCTGGACGACGCACTCTTTTGACCCACGACGAAAGGACAACGACATGGACGCGATTGACATGCTGGCGGTGGAATGGGCCGCCGCCAAGGAGCGAGAAGACGAAGCGAAGGCCGAGCGCATCGCAGTCGAGGAAAAGATCCTGCAGCTGCACCCGGCCAAACCCGAGGGCAGCGAGACGTTTGCCACGCCTGGCGGCGCCAAGGTCACGCTGACCGGTAAGGTCACCTACAAGGTGGACATCGACAAGCTGACGGCTCTGACCGGCAGCTGGCCCGACGACGTGCGGCCGGTGCGCACCGAGGTCAAGGCCGATGAGACGCGCCTGAAGGCCATCCGCGCCGAGAGTCCGAAGCTGTGGGCGCAGATCGCGCCTGCGGTGGAGACGAAGCCGGCCAAGACGGGCGTCAGCATCAAGTGGAAGGAGTGAGCGCCATGAGTGCCATCGATTCCCCGTGGGTGCCGCTGTGGCCTTACGCGCTGGCGGTCGGTTCAAGCGGCAAGAGGCTGCAAAAAGATCTCATGGCGAGCGGGGTGCCTGTCACGGTTATTGCCGGCGAGCCGCAGGTACGCCGCAGTGATGTTGAGACGTTTTTCGCCTCTCGACAGCGCGAGGCTGAAGAGCGTGCAAACGCGATGAAAGATGCGATTGCAAATTGCACAAGTCCAGGTGCCTTGCGGCAGTTGCTGAATGTGCAAGCGCTTGAAATCGAGCGTTTGTCCAAACAGGTTGATTCATTACTCGTCACCAGACAACACAAGGAGTGACGGCCATGGCCTTCAACCTCGCTTCCATCTCCAAGACCCGCCGCATGCGGGCACCCAAGATCGTCATCGCCGGCCCCGGCAAGATCGGCAAGACCACCTTTGCCGCGAATGCCCCCAACGCGGTGGGCATCCTGACTGAGGACGGCGCCGATGCAGTGGACGCTTCAGCCTTCCCGCTGGCCTCGAGCCTGCAGGAGGTCTACCAGGCCATCGGCACGCTGCTGAAGGACCAGCACGACTTCAACACCGTCTTCATCGACTCGCTCGATTGGATGGAGCCGCTGGTGCACGCCCACGTCTGCGAGCAGAACAAGTGGGCCAGCATCGAGGCGCCGGGTTATGGCAAGGGCTATCTCGCCGCGGCTGATGAGTGGCGCACGCTGCTCAACGGCCTGGAGGAGCTGCGCCAGCGCCGCAACATGGCCGTGATCCTGATCGCGCACGACAAGATCAAGCGCTTCGAGTCACCGCTGCACGACGGGTATGACCAATACGTGCTGAAGCTGCACGACCGCGCGGCCGCCCTGGTGCAAGAGTGGGCCGACGTCATTGGCTGGGCCAACTACCGCGTGGTGACCACGCAGACCGATGCCGGCTACGGCAACAAGGAAACCAAGGCCCGCACCACGGGCGACCGCATTCTCCACGTCGAACCGCACCCCGCGCACATGGGCGG